AAACACTTTCCCGATTGGCGCAGGGTTCTCAATGAACTTCAGCGTTATTCTGCTACGGGCAAAATCGATACAGGTTTGCTTGCAAATATCTCCGATGTTTCAATGAAGAAACTCATGCAAGCAATCAAAGACAAAGACTTTTCAACTGCGCGTAAGTGGGTTGTAGATAATCTTGACAATGAACCCGCGGTTCTCTATCGTAATTTCTTTGATAATGCAGTCGATTACTTTACGCCGCAATCTGTTCCGCAACTTGTGGTTCTTCTTGGTGAATATCAATACAAGTCTGCATTTGTTGCCGATCAAGAAATTAATATGGTTGCTTTCCTTATCGAAGTGATGGCGTCATGTGAAGCAAAATGACAAGACGAAAATTGTCAGGTTTTGACAGGTTGCATGACACAATCAAACGAAACGCAATTTATCTAGATGAGAAGACGCAAGAGTGGAAGATAGATTCTTCTACAAATTATAAGCGTTGGAAAGATGATGCGAATAATTGGCAACCTAAGAAACTTTTTCTCACAGTCAAAGACTTAGAAGATATATGGAACTCACAAGGCAGAGTTTGCTATTGGTTTAAAATTCCTTTAGACTTTAATTTACTCAATTCAAATTACTCTGAATATGTGCGTAAGCATCCTCTTGCGCCATCAGTAGATAGAATTGACGATAATGGTGACTACACAAAAGATAATATTGTAATATGTTGTCGCCTAGCAAACTATGGCAGAAATGAGTATCCTTATGATAAATTTCATGATATAATCAATGTAGTGACTAAAAAAACAAGTCACTATGTTCCTGATATTATCAATTTTATAAATGGACCTTATACATCATGAACCCGTTTGACTATATCAATGCAATTAATCAGAGCAAAGAGAACCTCATGGTTGGCTCTGATAACGATGAATTGGCAGAAAAGGTGTACGATCCCTACATCACAAATCGTGGACTATCTTTTTTTGCCGATACGATTCTCTATGCTAATGAGATGAATCGCCTCTGTCTACTTGACAAAAAACCTCAATTCTCCTATTTACTAAATAGTGTCAGACCACGAAAACGCTGGAGTAAGTGGTTGAAGAAAGAAAAGATTGAGGAAGTGGATATCATTTCGGAATATTTTGGCTATAGCAAATCTAAGTCTAAGGATATCATTAAACTTCTCACCGATGAACAAATAAAAACTATAAAATCAAAATTAGAAAAAGGTGGACCCACCACCAAGGAGAAGAAAACATGAGCGTTGAAAATTTGTTAGAGGTGACGCTGAAGGAAGAAGATGACTTTCTAAAAGTGAGAGAAACATTGACCCGCATTGGCGTTGCATCCAGAAAAGATAAAAAACTATACCAATCTTGCCACATTCTACATAAGAAAGGCAAGTACTACATTGTACATTTTAAAGAACTGTTTGCGCTAGATGGCAAAGGAACAGACTTTGATGACAATGATATGGGTAGACGAAATACGATTGCCAAACTACTTGAAGAATGGGGTTTGGTAAAAGTTGTAAATAGAAATGCAGTAGAAGCACCTGTCGCACCATTGTCTCAGATTAAGATTCTATCTTATAACGAAAGAGATGATTGGGAACTCATTACCAAGTATAGCATCGGAACTAAGAAGAGAGCATAATGGAAGAACTTGTTAGCGAAATGAAGGTTGCTCTTGCAACCGCTTTCACATACCAACTCAAAGCACACTACTATCATTGGAATGTAGAGGGTCCAAATTTCCCTCAGTACCATGAATTACTTGGTAAAATTTATCAAGATGTTCACGATAGTGTCGATCAGTTTGCCGAAGAAATTCGCGCACTTGATGCATATGCACCTGGCAGTTATACCAGATTCTCAGAACTTTCTCTAGTCGAGGAAGACAATACACTTGTGCCAGCAAATGTCATGATTAGTCGTTTGTTGAACGATACATATATTGTGATCGAACATTTGACGGCGGTGTACGAATTATGCGAGAACAACAAAAAATATGGGCTGAGCGATTTTATTGCCGGTAGAATTGACACCCTAAACAAATTTGCGTGGCAGTTAAAAGCAACGCTAAAACCTTGACAATAGCATAAGAATATGCTATAATCACCCTTGGTGATGGGGTCACATCACCTTTTAATCATTAACTTTGAATGGAGTAATACTATGTCTTTTGTAAATACCACTAAAACTCAGGTTGAGTATCTTGTTTCTTACCTTCGCGGTACGAATCGTGGTTTGAGCGCCCCACAGGCTCGCGCATTGTTCGGTATCAAGAACCTTCGCGCACGAATCTCTGACCTTCGTCAGATGGGATTCAAGGTTCGTAAGAACACAAATACTGAAGGTCGTACCACATATTTTGTGTCACGCCGCATGATTGGTCAAGTATAATCATATAAATACTAATACTCTCGGGATGGGAGGGCAGGGGGTGCGACCTGCTGTAGTATAAAACGCACAATTACCGCCATGCCTTCGGGGTGGCAAATTTAACTTTACTCGCTTAACAAGGAGCAAACTATGCTAATGTACGCAAACATGGCCATTGACGCCATTCAATCTGGTAAGACCGCTTGGTTGAACCAATTCGTTCAGGACAAATCTGTCCGCGAACCTCTCCAACAATTTGTAAATGCTCAGACCGAGTTTACTAAACAAATCGCTAAAACTTTTTGGGAAGTAACTGGTTCCGCAACGCAAGCCGCTGTGGGCAAAGTATTTGCATCTAAGTAAGGAGAACACCATGACACACTTATCAGTATTTGGTCCTGGCTTTAAGGACTTCGATAAATTCTTTGTAGGTTTTGATGACACTTACAATCGTCTTGCAAAAATGCATGATGACTTGACTAAGAGCATTCCTAACTATCCACCATACAATATTCGTAAAACTAGCGATAACACATACGTTATTGAACTTGCTGTTGCTGGTTTCGGAAAACAAGAAATTGACATTACACTAGATGACAATAAACTTGTTATTTCTGGAAATACGAAAGACGATGGTGATAATTTCTTGTTCAAAGGAATTGCAAACCGTGCTTTCACTCGCACATTTGCTTTGGATGATCACATCGAAATTCAAGATGCCGCACTTGTAAACGGCATGTTGAAAATCGCACTTGAGCGTATTATTCCTGAACACAGAAAGCCAAAGAAAATTGAAGTTAAGGACTCAGAAGGAAAGAAAACTTCCAAGCGTCAACTCTTAACTGAAGACCCACAAGATCGTGACCTGTAAGGTGCAATCATGTGGAAAAAAGTTAAGAACGTATTTACAGGTATACTAGAAGGTATTGCTGAAGGTAAAAGATATAAGTTACAAGGCCATGATGAATGGTACAGAAACTATTATCTTTCACAATCTGTGGACTCCGCAGATTTTAAAAAGAGGCAATCGGACCTAAAGTCTAGAGGGTATCTGTAATCTTGGGGGCGCAAGCCCCCATTTTTATTTTGGAGAACATTATGAACAACATTAGATTATTTCGTTTGGTGAGTGGTGAAGAAGTTGTTGGCGAAGAAAATGGTACTCAGCCAGGTATGGCAAAACGTGCGATTAAAAATCCTTGTCTCATTGGACTTATGCCGACACCAACTGGTGGTGCAACATTGAATATGCAACCACTTCTACTCTTTTCAGACACAAAAGAAATTAAAATTAAAGAAGATCACATTCTGTACGATACGGGTGTTGACATTAAGATTCTAAACAAGTATAATGAGATATTTGGATCAGGAATCGTAATCGCTCAACAAACCCCAACTTTTACACGATGAAATTTTATACACACTTTACACGATATGGTAATTATATTCTAGAACGCGGCTATGAGAATGGCAAGCGTTATGCTAAAAAAGTAGAATATAATCCAACATTATTTGTTCCGTCAAAAACGGAAACTGAATTTAGTACATTGGAAGGCTATCATGTTGCGCCCGTTGAAATGGGAACGATGCGTGATGCAAATGACTTTATCAAGAAGTATGAAGAAGTAGAAAACTTTCCAATCTACGGTTCTACAAACTATCCATATGTGTATATCAATGAGCAGTATCCAGATGAAGTACACTACGACAAAGATTTAATTCGTATCGCAAACATTGACATTGAGGTTGGCTCTGAGAACGGGTTTCCCGAACCAGACAAAGCGAGTGAACCAATCACCGCAATCACAATGGAGATTGATGGTACGTTTTTTGTCTTTGGTTGTGGCGACTATGAAACACATCAAGATAATGTATCATATCTCAAATGCAAAGATGAGAATCATTTGATCGAACAATTCCTAAATTTGTGGGAATTAAAATCACCAGATGTAGTAACTGGCTGGAATATTCAATTCTTTGATATTCCATATATCTACAATCGCATTAATCGTTTGATGGGCGAGAAGACAGCAAAGCGTTTGTCTCCATACAAATCGATTGGTGAACGCACAACAACAATTCACAACAGACAGCAAACTGCGTTTGATCTTGTGGGTATTGCAATTCTAGATTATCTAGAACTGTACAAGAAATTTACTTATTCGCAACAAGAATCTTTTCGCCTTGATCATATCGCGTACATCGAACTTGGCGAAAAGAAGTTAGACTATTCTGAGTATGAAACCTTACACCAACTCTATAAAAACAACTATCAAAAATTTATTGAATACAACATCAAAGATGTGGAACTTGTCGACCGCCTCGATGAAAAAATGAAATTCATTGACATGGTGCTGGCGCTGGCATACGATGCAAAGGTCAATATGACTGATGTATTCACGCAAGTACGCATGTGGGACACTCTAACACATAATGCCTTGTGGAAGAAAGGTGTTGTCGTACCTCAAAAGAAATTCTCATCAAAGAATGAGAAGTATGAGGGTGCCTATGTGAAAGAGCCGACACCAGGCAAATATGATTGGGTTGTATCGTTTGACTTGAACAGTCTTTATCCACACTTGATTATGCAATACAATATTTCGCCTGAGACTATCATCAACGGCAAACACGCCAGCGTAAGTATTGAAGATTTACTGCACAGTAAATATAACAATGATAGCGAATATGTTATGGCTGCCAATGGCCATTATTTTAGAAAAGATGTGCAAGGCTTTCTACCTGAGATGATGCAACGAATGTATAATGATCGTGTTCTATATAAAAATAAGATGATTGAATCACAGAAAGAACTTGAGAAAGTCAATGCACAGTTAAAGGAATTAGCATGATACAAACTTATACAGAAATTTTACCAAAAGATTTTTGCGAACATTTGATGCGTAAATTTGATGAACAGGAGACAAAAGATTTGTCTCATGGTATGTTTGAACAAATTGAAATTGATTGGGAAGATGAAGTAAAGGCATTGATCGATACCACAAAACATGTGGCCGAACACTATAAAACTTTATATGATTCACATAATATGATGCCAAAGCGCAGACGTATTGAAGGGTTTCGTATCAAGCGGTATGAACCTAACAAACATTCTTTTCCATTACATTCCGATGCGTCAAGTTTAGAATCATGCACAAGGTATCTTTCCTTTTTGTTTTACTTAAACGATAGCGAAGCAGGAACAAAATTCCATGGACCTTTAGGCATGGAGCCCTTGACAATTGAAGCAAAACAAGGTAACCTATTAGTGTTTCCTCCTATGTGGATGTATCCACACGAAGGCATTATGCCTACTGAAAAACCGAAGTATATTATGAGTACCTATTTCC